CTGAAGAGGCAAAGGAAAAAACTTTTAAAGGATTCGCAGAAGGTAGATCTAAGTAATGTACGAGCAAAGTTTAGTTAAGACAGTTGAGCCGATAAAAAATACCACTATTTCTAGGATGAACAAAGGAAAAAAGTGGAAGTATGGCTATGACAAAGAGCATGACATAATTGTACTATCTCACAATGGTCAAATAGGAGAAATCATAGAGATACAAAACTTAGTTATCGCTTTACCTAAGGTGCCTAAGGATGTGTACAGTAACTCTAAAGATAAATGGGTTAAGTTTGAGCAGCCAAAAGAATTGGAGCGCTTAAAGAACATCTTTGATTGGCGTGCTTACCCGGAAGATCAAAAAGATAAATGGCACGATTATATAGACGAAGAGTTTAGAAGAAGAGAAGAAGGATTTTGGTTTACCAACAACGGTAAGCCAACTTGGATAACAGGTACTCACTACATGTACTTACAGTGGAGTAAGATTGACGTTGGAGCCGCTGATTTTAGAGAAGCAAATAGATTGTTCTTTATATTTTGGGAAGCTTGTAAGGCGGATAAAAGATGCTACGGAATGTGTTACCTTAAGAATAGAAGATCTGGATTTTCTTTTATGTCTTCGGCGGAAACCGTTAACTTAGCTACTCTAGCGAGTGATAGTAGATATGGAATACTATCTAAATCAGGAGCTGATGCTAAAAAAATGTTTACCGACAAGGTTGTCCCTATATCAATCAACTATCCATTCTTTTTTAAACCTGTACAAGATGGTATGGATCGCCCTAAGTCCGAGCTTGCTTATCGCGTACCTGCTAGTAAGTTTACTAGAAAAAAAATCACAGCTAATGAAAAGCTGGAAGATATACAAGGGTTAGATACAACGATTGACTGGAAGAATACTGGAGATAATAGTTATGACGGTGAAAAACTAGCTCTTCTAGTACATGATGAAAGTGGTAAATGGGAAAGACCAGACAATATATTAAATAACTGGAGGGTTACAAAAACATGTTTAAGATTAGGATCTAGAATCATCGGTAAGTGTATGATGGGATCAACATCAAACGCTTTAGATAAAGGAGGTGAGAACTTTAAAAAACTATATAATGCTTCAGACGTTACAAAAAGAAACAGAAATGGCCAGACAAAGTCTGGTTTATACTCTTTGTTTGTCCCAATGGAATGGAACTACGAAGGCTTTATTGATGAGTACGGAGTTCCAGTTTTCACTACTCCTGATGTCGATCGGTTCGACCCAAGTGGTGAACTAATAGATGTAGGCGTAATAGATAACTGGCAAAATGAAGTAGATGGTTTAAAAGATGATTCAGATGGTTTAAATGAATTTTATCGTCAGTTTCCAAGAACAACAGAACACGCGTTTAGAGATGAATCAAAAGGAAGTATCTTTAATCTCGTTAAGATATATGAGCAAATAGATTACAACGATGAAATGTCTAGAACACTAGGCGTTACTCAAGGAAACTTTCAGTGGGTTAATGGAGTAAAAGATACGCAAGTTATATTCTATCCAGATCCAAAAGGAAGGTTTAAAGTAAGTTGGGTTCCACCTCAACAACTACAAAATAACATTATTGTTAAAAATGGAGTTAAACATCCAGGTAATTACCATATGGGTTCCTTTGGTTGTGATAGTTATGATATATCGGGGACAGTGGATGGAGTTGGATCCAAAGGAGCTTTACACGGGTTGACTAAATTCTCAATGGAAGATGCTCCGGCTAACAGCTTCTTTTTAGAATACCTATCAAGACCTCCTACAGCTGAGATGTTCTTTGAAGATGTTTTAATGGCTTTGATTTTTTATGGAATGCCAATATTAGCAGAGAACAATAAACCACGTCTGTTATACTATTTAAGAAGAAGGGGATATAGAGGGTTTAGTATGAACAGACCTGATAAAATTTGGAACAAACTATCTGTAGCGGAAAAAGAAGTTGGTGGAATACCCAATTCAAGCGAAGATATAAAACAAGCACATGCCGCTGCGATTGAAATGTATATTCAAGATCACGTAGGTATTAAGCAAGACGGAACCTTTGGAGATGTATACTTCAACGAGCTTCTAAATGATTGGACAAAATTCGATATAAATAAAAGAACAAAGCATGATGCGTCGATAAGTTCTGGTTTAGCTATTATGGCTAACAATAGACATTTGTATGCTCCAAATGCAACGGTTGAAAAACCAAAATTAAACATAAACGTTTCCAGATATACAAACACCGGAAGCAATTCACAAATAATTAAGTAATAAATATGGCAGAGTCTGGCATTAAAAGTTATTTCCCAAGTCAAACAGTCAGCGATGCTGAAAAGTTGAGCTATGAGTATGGGTTAAAAGTAGGTAAAGCTATAGAGCAAGAGTGGTTTAATAATGATAATGGTTCTAATAGGTACAAATCCAACCATAATGATTTTCATAATTTAAGGCTGTACGCTCGAGGCGAGCAGTCTGTTCAAAAATATAAGGATGAGTTATCGATTAACGGTGATTTGTCCTATCTTAATTTAGACTGGAAGCCTGTTCCAATAATATCTAAGTTTGTTGATATCGTTGTTAACGGTATTGCTGAAAGAACTTATGATATAAAGGCTTACTCACAAGATCCATATGGACTTGATAAAAGAACCAAGTACGCTGAAGCATTGATGTCTGATATAAAAATGGAGAAGTTTAACACGTTTGCTACTCAGTTCGGCATGGACATGACAGAGAGTAATATAAATGAACTGCCAGAGACTGTTGAAGAGGCTGAATTATATATGCAGCTCACTTACAAGCAGGCTGTTGAGATAGCCGAAGAACAAGCGTTAAATGTATTGTTTGAGGGTAGTAATTACGAGTCAATAAAAAAACAATTCTATCAAGATCTCACGATACTAGGTATTGGTGCTGTGAAGACATCATTCAATACATCGGAGGGAGCTGTGATTGACTACGTTGACCCAGCAAACCTTGTTTACTCTTACACTGACTCCCCTTATTTTGAAGACATATACTATGTTGGTGAGGTCAAGTCTATTCCAGTAAACGAACTAGCAAAACAATTCCCACACTTATCAGAGGAAGATCTTAAGGATATAATGAAGAACAAGTCTACTAATAGATCAAACCAAAACTCTAGATACTCTACGGATCAAGAAGATAACAATACGATCCAAGTAGTCTATTTTAACTATAAAACCTACATGAACGAGGTTTATAAGGTAAAAGAAACAAGCAGTGGTGCAGATAGAATTATACCAAGAGATGACCAGTACAATCCACCAGAGGACAAAGAAGGTGGATATGGTAGAATGTTAAGATCTATAGAGTGTCTTTACGATGGGGCTATGATCCTCGGCACAGACAAACTACTTAAATGGGAAATGGCTAAGAATATGATGAGGCCTAAGAGCGACTACACTAAGGTTAAGATGAATTATTCTATAGTTGCACCAAGAATGTACAACGGGAAGATAGATTCGTTAGTAAAAAGAATCACTGGCTTCGCCGATATGATTCAGTTAACTCATTTAAAACTACAGCAAGTAATGTCTAGGCTAGTGCCAGACGGAGTTTACTTAGATGCGGATGGATTGGCTGAAATCGATTTGGGTAACGGAACGAACTACAGCCCACAAGAAGCGCTAAACATGTACTTCCAAACGGGATCGGTTATCGGTAGGAGCTTTACAAGCGAAGGTGACATGAACCCAGGTAAAGTACCTATTCAAGAAATAACATCTGGATCTGGTGGTAATAAAATGCAAGCCCTAATAGGTACGTATAATTACTATCTACAAATGATAAGGGATGTAACTGGACTTAACGAAGCTAGAGATGGTAGTATGCCAGATAAAAACGCTTTGGTTGGCGTTCAGAAGTTAGCAGCAGCAAATTCAAACGTCGCAACAAGACATATATTACAAGCAGGTTTGTTCTTGACGGCAGAGACTGCGGAGTGTTTGTCATTAAGAATATCTGACATTATAGAGTACTCTCCAACTAAGGATGCTTTCATCCAACAAATAGGAGCTCGTAATGTAGCTACTCTAGAGGAGATAGGTGATTTACATCTTTACGATTTTGGGATATTTATTAATCTAACCCCAGACGAAGAGGAGAAATCACTATTAGAGAATAATATCCAAATGGCATTGCAACAGCAAAGCATTAACCTCGAGGATGCTATTGACCTTAGGGAGATAAAGAATATAAAACTCGCTAATCAAGTGCTTAAGATTAGAAGGGTGAAGAAAGAAGAGAAAGACCGTAAACTACAATTAGAGAATATTGAAGCTCAAGCAGATTCTAACGCTAAAGCCGCTGAAGCTGCTGCTCAGTCGGAAATGCAAAAGAACAAAGCACTAAACGCTAATGCTGCTGAGTTGGAGGAGTTGAAAGCAACTCTTGGCTCTCAAAAAATGACACAAGAGGTAGCTCACAAAAAAGAGCTAATGCAATTAGAATTCCAAATGAATATGCAATTAAAGGGATTAGAGGTTGATGGCAAGAAGACTGGTGAAAAAGAAAAAGAAGATCGTAAAGACGAAAGAACAAAAATTCAAGCAACTCAACAAAGTGAGATGATTGAGCAAAGAAATGGTGGTAAACCACCTAAAAACTTTG